TCTTGTTTGTTCAAAAGGCATATTAACCTCTACCTGCAAAGAGAACTGGGCGGCGTCTTACTCGGGTTAGCTGGCTTACACCAAGCGTGCCTTCTCGGATAGTTTCACCCTCAATCGTTCCGGTTGGAATAGTTCCGGTCGATGATACGGCAATCTGGTTATCGCTAATGAAGGAGTCTACAGTAAACGCGGTATCGTCAGGCAACAAGCCCGTTCCACCCACTTCAATTAAGTATCGAATATTAGGAGCTGTCAGAGTGGCAACCGTGTCAAATTCCACGCTCCACTCACGCAAAATAGTTGTCGGGGATACTTCAAAGAACCTCGTGTCACTGGCAAATGCGATACCAGCAGGAACAACGTCAGCACCCGTAAACGTATGAGACAGTCCAGTAGGCTCAAAGTCTACTGTGTACTGCCTTAACACCTTGGCGTTGTCTACGATCCAAAAGAACCCATCGTGCCAAGTAATGCCACGGTAATCCACGTTGGCAGGCAGCGTGGTAAATGGGTAAGTATCGATAGCAACATTCTCTAAGCCGCGCACAACACCGCGAACACCTGATCTTGTGGCTAGCGTAGCACTGGCTATGCCTGTATCAGTGGGAGGCCTCACACCTGCGATAGGGGAAAACTCTGGATTGTTTCGGGTTGGAGTGGATATTACGCCGCTGATCTTGTCTCGGCTTTGGTGGTCGCCAAGGTTGTTAAATATCTGAAGCTCGGCGCCTGTCACAAAGAACGCTGCAACACCATTGGTTAAGTCAGTCGTCACTGTGACATTGTCAAACACACCATCAAGCGTGTAACGACGAATAGCGGCGCCATCAGAGACATACAGCCTGTCTTGAAGCTCATCGTAATCAAGCCAGAACACACTATTAGGAGGTGACGATACAGTATGCTCAGCCACCTCAGTAAAGTCAGAGATAATGCTTTCAGAGGCTGACTCAACATCGGAAACAGAGGTTAAAATTCCCTGATTCTGTAAATTGCTAATCTGATTCTGAACGTTTGTTATGTCGGAGTTGTCAGCCTTGTCATCAAGTGCGGCCTGCAACCCAGAAATATCTCCCACCGAGCAGTCGCAATCACCCGAACCGCCGCCGCCACCCCCGGTACATGTCTCAACAGAGGCGCGTCGAAAGATTCGGTCAGTAGTGGCGCCACCTTCCCAAAAGTTTTCGCCATCCCAAGCAATGCCAAATGTTTCATTCTGAGTAGTTGAAAATGAATTGCTTGCAAACACATTGCTGGAATATCGATAAACCGTAGTGCCACCAACCACCCAAAAATCATTGCCAACAAAAACGATACCTTTAGCGCCGGTAGTCTGACCGCTAATATCAATAGTGGATTGAAGCGACCCGGACGAGCTATATACCCGAACCGACCCGCCATCCGCTATGTATATCTCTCCGCTTGGAGATACTGCAAGGCTAGCCATGTTTGTAGGCATGCCGTCCGATGTTATGTCTGAAATGATGGTGCCCGGAGCATGCGGGCTAGCCAAAGCAAGTCTTTGAAGCGTTATTGTTCCGCTATTGTTGACAAGGGCAATAATGCCAGTGGGCGTTGCGCACATGCCTATAACACCACCAACCAACCCAGCCAGATCAAGCCTTTGCGTGCTAATCAGCGTGCCGGTTGTGCTGTACACATTAAGGAAGGCACCGCTGTGCATGTAAATTCGGGAGGCCTCGTATGAAAGGGAGGCGATATTTTCTGAAGCGGTTAGCCCTGGATCAAAATTAAAACTGGAAGCCTCTGCGCCGGTGATAACACATACGCGATCACCACCGCCGTTATCGGAGTCCTCATCGCTTACAATGTCACGGACAATCTCGGCAATCTGGCTATAGAATCGATCGTACTGGTCGTGACGTAAAGTATTGCCATTGCCTCGCGGCTGTCTTACTGGGTATTGAACCTCATTGGTTCGCTGTGCAGCGCGATAGGCAGACACCCCAGCATACAGCTCTCTAGCATCTGCCTTAAGCTGCGCAATGCGATTTTCATTAATAGAGCTGCCGTAGTACGGGATAAGACGAACAGCCAATTCAGTGGCCATCCAGTCGTTAAATCGGTCATCAACATTGGTTTCAGACTGCGGGTCAGGAGTGTCTTCAAAATTGTAGTTGAGCTGAACATTGCGGTTTAGTCGTGACCGCATCAAGTACTCAAGCTGATGAAGAGCCTCGGCCATATCCTCGGGCGTCGGCTCTCGGGTGATGCCAGATATTCCAAGCCGACTTAATGCTGTGTTGATTATGTCGACTTTTCTGGTCATTTACTTGTCCTCTTTAGCCTGCTTAGGCTGCTCTTTCTTGGGGGGCTTATTCTCTACAGTATAACCGCTTTGAAGGTGATGATGAACCATCTCAGTAGGTACCCAAGTGGCCTTGCCATCTTTCCAAACTTTAGTAGCCATATCGTTTCCTCATACAAATAGAGGGGCCGAAGCCCCCCATTGAACCGCTTTATTATTAGGAGCCTACAACGGCAACACCACAGCGGCTTGGATCTTTGATCGTGATTCCATACCAGATAAAGCAACGGTAGCGGAAGTTCATCGTCGCCATGTTGGCATCGTAGATCATGTACATGTTCAGACCGTTAGACAGCGTCTGGGTAATGACCTTTTGGCCATCGAACTGCTGGAAGAAATCAGCAGGGATGTTGCCACCCAATACTTCAACCGCGTCCATATCCCAGAACAGGTTGGTCTTAGCGCTTGCATCGGTGTTGATCCGAGTCACCGTAGCGGTGTTCAGGATCTGAGTGTTGATGTTTGCGTAAGCTTCCTGTGTGGTGGTCAGGTTCGAGTCACCAACAGCGATAGGCTTAGGGTAAACAGTCATCGACGTACCGTTAGGCAGCGCAACAACAGTAAAGGTCATAGCCTGACCGGTGTTAGTCTTGTCAGCCAGGCCAACAGACTCAACCACGTCACTACCATTGGTGAAAGTTACCTTATCACCAACAGAGAAGCCGCTAGAGTCACTTACCGGGATGGTGGCAGAGCGATAGTCGACGTTAGTCACAACGCCGGTAGTCGCATTTACAGTGCCACCTTCAGGCTCAAAGCTTTGATCACCAGTTACAGTGATGCTTGCTGGAGCTGGACCACCGGTCAAGGTAGGCAGGTAAGAGCCAGTGTATACATCAAACTGGGCTACCTGCGAACCAATCTGGCCCATCTGCCATGCTTCTTCCGGACGACCTTTTACGGTTTCACGGTTAGACAAGTCACTAGCGAAACGACGGGTATCGCGGTCATTCAGAACGAAATGACGGCCGTTATTCATGCCTTGACGTTCGTTCATGATGGCCTGAGCTTCACTGATAAACTCATAGCCGTTATCAGTGCTGGAGCGGTAGAACAAAGAGCCCTGAGTGCGAATCGCTTCAGCAATGGTTTGGTTCAGCTCAGTAGCTTGCTGCAAACCAGACTGCTTACCACGACGCTCCCAGAACGTAATGTCACGCAAGTTATCTGCACGCTGCTGAACAAAATCGTTCTTTGGAGTGCCGAGAATTGCGGGGTAGGTTTCTTCGATAATGTCTTGCTCGTTACCAGTCAGATCCCAGCCCTCAATGATCGGAGCGTGGTGCTGAACAGGACGCCAGACAAAGTTATTAGCGTTTTGCATCGTCGCAGCGTCGGGCTCGAAATAACTTACGTTATTGATGAGCTGCATCTGATGCTCGTATGTTTCAATGGCGTTCTCAAAGAACACCTCTGCAATCTTACCTGTTGTAGCCATGTTTAATACCTTTTAACTACCAGCCGCTTACATCAGTGCCAGCCTTTTTGGCTTGCTGCTTGATGTTCCAGGCTTCTTGGCCCTTGCCCGCCTTGTGCGCTGCCATGTACTTCTTCTTGGCATTGCTCATGGTCGTGCTTTTATCGCCTTTCACCTGTGCGCCCGGTTTGGGTGCTTTGGATTTTGGATTAGCAATTGGCTTATTGAATTCGCCCATTTTCTTAGCGAGGTATGCCACAGCCCTAAAGCCAGAAGGATCGGCTACCAGAGTGCCCTTCAGCTCATCTAAGAGCCTTTGGTTTCTGCCTACCGCGTACATCACCTTCTCACTACCTTCACCCAAGTTTGAGATCAGGAAATCAACACCTAGATCACCTTTGCCGGGAACTGCTTCTTCCACTGCTTGGCGAACGTTAGTGTCTGACTGCTTGTACAGATCGCGTTTGATCTTGTGCTTTACAATTAGCCCTTCTGCTCGTTCATAATGACTATCCACTGATTCACTCAGCTTGCGCATTTGCTCGGCTTGCTGCTGCTGTTGGGCCTGAACCTGTTGGTTTTGACCCGCCTGCGCTTGCTGGCTTTCAAACCTCCAATCCATGTAAGCCTTTTGGTATTCAGCATCACTGTTGTAATCGTCATACCGGGGCTCTGGCTTGGCAGTTTGTGGAACCGGCTGCTGCTGGGACTGCTGAAGTTGAGCTAACTGGTTTCTCAGCTCCTCAATCTCATCATCCTTCTTGCTTAGCTTGCCTTTTAAATCCTTACGTAAGCCAATGTGCGCGCTTAGTGGTACAGCTTCGTCATCATCGTCAGACTCATCTAAGAGCCAGCCTTCCGTTACTTCATCTTGGACTTCATCATTTTGGACTTGCTTGCCATCTTCATCTTCGGTTTCGGACGATTCGTCTTCACTCCCGTCATGCGCTTCGGCTTCGACTTCGGCATCGGTTTCTTCGTCTTCGACATCTTGGAGTAGGCCATCTTGATTATCCTCAATAGGTTCGGCTGCGGCGTTTTCCGCCTTAAGCTCTTCTAGGGTCTGTGTCATTTTTTCTCCTGGCTGACTGCCATTTAACCTTGCTTAAGCCGCAAGTTAGCTTTGTCATTTATCCTGTTGACTCAGGGCACCCTCTAAACTGAGGTAAGTTTGCGTTTTAACCTGTTCGCGTCAGTGACAGTTATTTTACCAGTTGTAAATAGTCGTGATATGATTGGGCTTTGTATGTCGAACTAAACGAAGAGGGCGAATAATGAACAAGAAGGAAGCTGTTGAGGCCATGCTTTCAGCAGGAACAGACCCAAAGGAGGTTTTAGCTGGGCTTGCCAGCACTCTTGACTACGTTGCAGCAAAAAGAGATACGGCCGAGATCAGTATCAAAGCCATTATCAGATTTGCCAACTTAATTACGGCACTTGCAGAGCACATTCAAGAGCAGGAGGAAAGCATTGAAAATAACCAGTAAAGACTTCAACCGATCCCCAGCCCACGTATACAGAGCAGCAGACAAAGGCGCTACTGTTGAGATAGAGCATAAGCATTACCCGGATAAGCGGTTTGTGCTTACTGCTGAGGATAAGTGTGATGAGGTCGAATGTATTTTCTACAGAATAACCTACAAAGATATAGACGGAGAGATCAAGCATGCAGCAGCCTTTCCCAGCAAGGAGGTCGCCATATTTGAATTGAACAACCTGAAGCGCAACTACCCAAAAACACAGTTTTATTTATGTACGGAAGAGCAATCAGGTTTCGATAAATTTGTAGAAGGATTAGGTGATGAGTAAAACTCTAGAAATAGCAGTAGTTCTTAATGACAACCACTTGCCCGAGCACATTCCAACGGTTTCGTATTGGAAGCTTGACAGCTACCCCGGTCACGACACCATGTATTACCAAACAGATCACATAAACCCCGAGCTTATAAATATTGTTATCGAGGATTCCTCTGACGAATATCGCAAAGAAGTGGTCGCATCATTCAACAGAGAGAGCATGGTCAGCATTAACTTTGTTGCAAAAGGAGAGTCCAGTGACTGAGCTAACCAAAATAGCCAAAGTAGGCGATGAGATCATCTACCTACACCCAGAGAAAGACAAGTTAGCCATTGAGCTTATTCAGGGGCTGCATCTTAGAAACGGAGAGCTTGAGCGCAAAGTAGCCGAGCTTACCGCTATTAACGAGATATACGCTAGTCAGCTTAATGCTGATAACGATAGCTCGCGTATTGTGATGCCGAATTAGGAGGGAGCATGAAAGCTTATATTGTTGAAGTCGAGGGGTGGACAGCAGATGACTCCTATTCAGAGCCCAGAAACTTTACCTACGGCGTGTATGACGACTACGTTCAGGCTGTGGAGGCTGCTGACAAAGCCGCTTTTGAGCCTCACGAAGACCGAGGTGAGAGCATTAGAGAAATTGAAATCGCCGTATATGTCTGCGACACACGCGAGCCACGCGAGATTAATGAGGTTTACAGGCTGGTAAACGCATGAACTACAAGACACTGAAGGAAATACACAAAGAGGCAGAGAAGCTAATGGAGCACGAAGCCTCAAAGCCTAAAACAAAATGGCAGTCCTTGATGAGCATGCCTGTAAGTCAAGAGGAGGCAGAGGCAGAAGTTAGGCCGCTCGGCTATACCATCAGAGTTGGCGACTTGCTTTTCTCGTACGACCGAATAGGTGGCGTTCTTTTTTCAAAGCGCCGACCGTTTGGCAGACTCAAGGTTATCAGAGGTCATATCTGGTAATGGAACACAACCTAACCCCCGGCAACTACATCTTAACCATGGAGCCGTCAGGGCCGCATACAGAGATCGCCAAGGGCGCAACACTGCTTACCCCCGGCATTGTCTACTTCGGTTTTAGACGCTCTCGCTATGGCTGGGAGAAGTACTCTTGGAGCGCTTCTGATGATAAAGGTGTAGTAACCAGTATTGAATATACAAGTAGAGACTTAAGGAGCCAGCCGCACTTAACCCTTAAGTCTTTGCATGTTCAGTGTTATAGAGATTTAACCCATGGATAGATACATTCTGACAATAGAAAAAGGAAAGCCAGTCTTGACACCACATCAAGCTGGAGCCGCCTTAGAGAAAGGCATTGTTTACTTCTACATAGACTGGCCTTTTACAAAACCAAACCCGCTGTCAAAGTGGGTGACACTAAAAGAGTGCGGAATGGTGGTGTTTTTAGAAGAAAAAGACTTTTGCGGAGATCGAAGCGAAATGTCTGACGGACTAAATGACCACATCCACATTAAAAACTACTACAAACTAAAAGGAAACAACCATGAAGAAATATCAAGTTAGCTATCACGATCACACCAAGCTTGAGGCAGAGGAGGTGGAGTGCGACCTATATGACCATGATCCGGGCACTGGGTTTATGCAGTTCATTCAAACCAAAGAAGACCTTCGGGATTCAAGAGTTGTTCTTTCTGTGCCCTCAATAAGCGTAGCTCGAATCAAACTTATTGAGGACTAACGCTTCCTCTCAAGCTCTGAGCGGCCTTAAACTGTCGCTCATAGTTCTTACCGTAAGCATCGATCTCTTTCAGTCTTAACTCAGCACCAGCCTTTTGAGCAGCAACTTGTGTGTTCAAGCGGCTTGTTTGCGCGTTATACATATCGACGGATACGTCCGCCTGTTGCTTCTCAATATCAGCCTGTGTTTTAACGCTGTCCGTCTGTGCATTAATGACGTCCGCTTGGCCTTTAAGCTGCTCCGCTTGTGCCAGAAGCATCGCCGGGTCAGGCTGGTTTTGCGCTTGCTGCGCTTGTAGCAGAACCTGCTCTTCTTCTTCATCTTTGGGCTCACGAATACCAAGTAGCAACAGTTGCTTATTGGCGTACTCTCGAACGTCATCAAAGTCCACGCCATCCATAAGCACCATAGACTTAAGCATGAGAATGTTAGCCATTGGATCACCGGGGGCCAGACTTACGCGCATATCATTCAGCTGCTCAAGGGTCTGCTCTTTCTTAGTGGTGTAGCTCGGGCCAACATCAGCATAAACATCAAACTCCATGTTGGTGATGTCGTTAGTGATGACAGGCATACCAGAGTCACGGTCAATAATTTGCTCCATGACCATACCTTGGGTCTGAGTACCATCAGGCGAGGTCAGCGTCACTTGCCTTGGCGCGTCATATACTTCGCTAGCCATAGAGGCGTAAATCTCAGCATCTCGACGAATAGCGTGCTTCATGTTCTGCTGGTAAACCATAGACTGCATGTCTAAGCGATTCTGAAGGGCTATGACAGCCTTTCCGCTTAAGTCTGGGTCGGCGATGTCTTGAGGTAAGCCAGGGTTAATAACATCGTCTACAGCGGCTCGTGACTCACCGATCAATTGAGTTAACGCAGTGGGCACAGCCTGCTCTGGCATGGCGGCAGGGCCAATAGGTAATGGCTCACCGTTAGCATCCTTGAAGTGTTGCAGCGTATACGGCAGATGGTTATCAGATCCGTTCTCTTCATACATCCACTCAAAGCCTTCAATCTGCTCAGGACTGAAGATAGGCTTGGGGCGCGGGGAGCGGGAGGATATATCAGCAAGATAGCTTAGCTGGAAGTTTCTCAAGCGCTGAGGATCTTTGGCTAGACGTGTAACACCTTCGTAGTGCTCTTGGTTCTCAATGTAAGCCCTTTCGCCGTAAGTAGGGATAACAGGCAGGTTCTCACCAACAATTACAGACTCATCGATAATGAACTCACCAGAACACAGGTAACGCGTTACTTGGTAGTGCTCAATCTCACGATTTGAAACAATCTCATAACCCGCATCCATCAGCTCATCTTCAATCTCAGCGATTTGAGACTCAAGCAATTCACGCTCTTCACCAAATGGGTCAGCAAAGGTAATGACATTGCCCTTAACCAGCTCACGATGAAAGAACTCAACGATGTAAATCTTACGATCTTCACCGCCGATCCACGGAAATGTGTAGGAGTGCTCAGGGTGGGCAAAGTTAGCCGGGTTTACATTTGTGTAATCTTCATTGTATTCCTTTGCGAGTTTCTTGTAGCCATCCTCACTGTAAGCGTGAAGGACACCAACGTAATCAGCATCAGACTTGTCAGCCATCTTGGCGTTAGGATCGAAGAATACATTGTTGTTAAATTCGTAGATGGGCTTGCGGCGTATAACCTGATTGACGTTAGCGCTCTTACTGACCTCATACTGAGCACAGCGCATCCAGCCACCAATACCACACACAACCGCTTCCATCATCGCATTGTCATAAGCCTCAATGGCCATGTTATTGCGCGTGTCGGTGCGGTATAGACCGTCAAGAAAATCAGCCCCGTCATCACGAGACTCTTCTTTAGGTGAGAAATCTACAGATACCGGGTTAGCACGCAGATCAGCAATAACCTGTCGGCCACCCTTACGAATGATGTTGAACTCACCACGGTATTGGAGGGTAGACTCGGATAATAAGGAATCATCCCACTGTGTTACCCAGTAGAAGACAAGATCATCCGCAGCCTGTTGCCGCGTGATCTCATTGTGAACGTATGCCTTGTCGTGCTTTTCTTTGATCTCTTCTAAATTCAGAGGCATTGGCTAACGTCCCATAGTTCCTAGTGGTCTTGGCATTCTGATATTCGTTGTTCTTCTTGGCGTCTGAGCCCGCATAAGCATCATCACACTGTCACCGAGGTTGGGCGATGGTAACTTAAACTTGGTTTTCATCTCAGGCTTTGTGTAAAGCTCAAATAGCCCATTACCATTAGGCTTGACAGGCATTCTACACAATTCTGCCCTGAGTTTCGACAAAGCTTGTATGTCTGAACTAAAGCTGATAAGCGTGTCTGGATCATGCCATTCACCATGCACAACAGCTCGGTATGTTCTGTACACCCTATCCCTTAGCATTAGATAGTATTGAGCGCGCTTGTTCTTAACTGTTTCTTTGTTGGTCTTCTGTCTAGCTACCGGGGCCTTATCTGCTGGGTTACACGTGGCATCAGGGTTATCAGGGCCTTCAGAGCCTTTAAACATGCTAATCGTTACAGGCTTGTTGTTAAACGATGCCGAGGTCTGACGATTAAGACCTACCCCCATACCATCACAGTCCCATGTGTAGTAATCAGCTGCATGCTTTAAGGCTTGATCAACAGCCCAGTCTCCACCCTCGTTAATGTCGCCATCCAGCTTCTCTTGCGCATCAATGACAACAGAGCCATGCCTTAGTGCGAAACCCTTGCTGTCTGGCCCGGTGTCACTTGGGTCATGAGCAGCATACTTAGCACCCATCGGCTCAAAACCAAGCTTCTTGTGCGCATCAACGCAAGCATCAAACCACTCAGCCATGATCAAGGCGTTCTCTACAGAGTCATTATACTGCCCTAGCCAGATATGGTCATATAGCGCACGAGGGCGGTTCTCAAAGTCCCATACACGCTCTTCTTCAAGGCCTGACTCATGAAACCATGGGTTATCGGTGTAGTTCATGACGACCACGAGGTGCATATCATCCTCATAGTAGCCGTCACGGGCTAAGCTCTCTTTGAAGGGCTCGATGAATCGCTTGCTGAACGGGTCTTCACTAGAGCCAGGGTTAGCCACAAAGATCATGCTGACCTTGTGATCATCAACGACTTCTTCTAATTCGGTGGGTACGCCCTTCTTGGGCTTTTTACGTGCGGTAGGGGTGAGAGCGGTAAGGCTGTCCTCAGATATGAACTGAGCTTCTTCTACCCAGTAACGCTTAAAGCCGTGGGCAGACTTAATACTATCGACGTTGCGGGCAAGACCGGCAAACAGGAAGGCCTCGGCACCGTTGTACAAGATGCTGTTCGATTGAACATCAAAGCCATCAAACTCTAATCGCTTGGACTCATCCTTAAGCAGGGAGTATACGGAGTTCTTAATAGATGACTGGTACTCACGCAGGCAGTAGGTCTTTGAGCCTGTGTCCCTGGCATCGATTAGGGATATGTCTGCAATGCCCACTGACTTACCGCTGCCTCGACCACCGATGACGATGATAAAGCGCTTCTCTGACTTAAGGACGCGCTCAAGCTTTGCGGGTACGTAGGTGTCAGGCTCTTCTTGTGAGATAACCCAATCATTAGCCGATCGCTTTAAGGCGTGTGTAAAGCCCTTCTCGGGGCACACAAAGCCAACAACCGTGTGACACTCGCCACTATGAACCGAGGCCTTTGCCTCTAATAGATCAAGCTTCTTGGCCAGCGCGCTCATCTAATAGCTTCTCTAGCTTCTCAATGCGTTCTTTAAGTTCGGTAGATTCTTCGATGTCGATATTAGACTTAACAGCCTGAATGAATATGGTGGCTACGTCTGGGGGTATATCGCCGTTAGCGGCGGCTTGCAGAATTTGGGTAGATTGCTCATGTGCTGGCTTAGTGGCGTCAAACTCAAACTCTACCTTTTCCAGTGTGGGCTTAATGCTTGCGTATGACTTGGCTAGCAGTTCTTTGATTAACGTGCCGCTAGCCGGGTCATCAGGGTTAAACGCTCGCTTTGCCACATGAGATAAGAACTTCTCTTCTGCGGTTTTATCCGAGGTACTGTCATCACAGTCATTGAGGCATTCCTTCTTGATGGCCTCCATTAACTTTGACTTAAACGACCGGCCTCGCTTGGTTGGCTGGTAATCTTTGCTGAACTGCTTTCCCATTTCGTTAAACTCTCGCTTTTACGAGGGCTTATTATATACCAATGGCGTGATTAGCAAAAATTAGCCTCCCGACTCACCTAAAATCTTTTCTTGCAAGGCAAGCATTCCGAGGGCAATCTCACCAGTAGACAGGCCCTCAGACCAGCCGCTGGTTATGTCGCCGTTATCCCATCTACAGATAACCGCAACGCCTTCAAGCTCAGGATCATCAAGCAGTTTACGCAGCAGGGCTTCTTTGCTCACCTTTCCGCCGAAATAGGCCGGAATTATATTGTCAGATTTGCTCATATTTAACCCTACTGAAACCTAGCCAACGAAAACACTTTAACCCAACGATATGTAGGGTCATATTCGTAGTATAGGTGTATTTTTAGTTCACTGCTCACTCTTTACCCCTTTTATCATGTTGTTAATGATGTCCGTTGTTAGCATAGCCGCCTTGACCGCTCGACTATTTCCATCATAGACACCATTGCGCGCAAAAGACACGTCGACGTCCTCACCAACAAATCCAAGGTAACAATCTGGCTTCCATGGTTTTAGCTCTTCCATACCCTTATCCTCTATGCTGCAACCTATTGATTAATTAGCAAAATACATTTGCGGTAACTTTTTGGCTACACGCGATTCGTCACTTTTTCGAACCACTGCCCCGCATCTATCGCAGTGACAATTGAAGATTCCAACAAACACAAAGTTTGGGCCAGCACCCCTTGCCCGAACCTCTGACTTGTGGCTAAACCGATGGATTCCAATTGCACAAAGAAATTTACCAAATCGAGTCCTCACATCTATCTCCTTAGCTATTGCACTAATGTGGGGTTAATCAGTGGCCTTGGTGCCAATTACGGTATATATGCAATCTTCATGATCCAGCACCCGACCTCTTAACCTTGTCGGACGCGATGAGCCCCTATACTGCTGAGAATTGCATAAAATGCTAACCTTTCCCCCAATCTCTGCGCTTCTATCTGATGATATCCATCCGCCTGTTGACATGTGGTAATTGTAGGTGCATTTTCCAGTTGAATAAAAACAAACCTCTTTCTTGTCGTCTATGACTGCAAAGGTTTCCAAATCCCGAATAACTATAGGTTCGGAAACTTCACCAGGCGAATCGAACGCAAAACCCAACAACAGGAATGACAACATTAAAACAAAAACAATATCGCTCATTTTAACCTCCAATCACATTAAGCAAATACACACCAGACCCAATCACACAGTAATAAATAAACTCCACTATACGCGTCGCATCGATGAATTTACCGGGCTTTACGCGCTCAGCAATGAATCGACCTAGATAGTAACAAGGCCCCATCAGAACGCCGCATAGGAAGCCCAAGACGGCGCCAAGAACAAGGCTGTCACCGAGGTATCCCAGCGCAATAAATAGAGGCAGAATAAACAGGCCTCGAATACTCATCCAAATCAGTGCGTATTTGCGGGCATCCTCATCTGTATCAAAATAAAATCTTTGCCCGATTCCTTTGTCATGCAAGAAAACCTGAGTACCACTAAGCTTTGCCGCAAGATCATCAACAAAACCAATTTCAGCCTCATATGGCCAATCAGTAGGCCGCTCATGAAACATCATAAAGCCAGGAGACCAGCCCTTGATCGCCCACACCGCAAGCCCTACAGCCGCTGTAATAGCCAGCTGATGTGAATATCCGAGATACCAAGCAGTAACCAATCCACCCACAAGACAAAACATGCCCTTGCTTGTGATCAAGTTAATCGCCTTCTGCTTCTTGGTTATCTCACCTTCGTAGCTAAACCCACGCAATGCGTTAAGCAAGCCCATTGTTAGTATGTAGATTATGCTCATGGTTTATATCTCTATAGTTGTACAGTTATGCGTTATCAGGCCAGCTTTCACCCGAACTCGGAAACACCTCTTGATATTCTTCCTTGGTGATACCAAGCGCTTTATAGAAATCGAAGATGCTGGGCCATGTGTCGGTTTCTTCGTCATAAAACTCTTCAACAAGATCAACCCAATAAGGATCTTCATTTGCTGTAATTTGCTCCAGCAATCGGATGGCGTCTTGCTTTGTTAGAGTCTTTTTTGCCTGCTGCTGTTCGCTCATATCAAATCACTCCGTCAGTACAGTTATGCGTTATGGCTTTAACTTTTTACTGCACCCATCGCCACACTTCGGGCAATGAGTCCAAAATCCAGTTCCCGACCAGTTCGGATCAGAATCTTCCACGAAGTTATCTGGCCATTCTTCTCGTGGAGCCAACACGGTCTTTCCGCTTTTATCATGACTGTGTGGCGCCAAACCCTGATATGGGAAAAGGCATTCACCGGTCTCAATATCTGCACAATGCTTACAAGCCATGTCTCGCTCCTATTGATAAGCCCAGGCCAACATGCCTGCGTCTCTTTGGTCTTGATTTGATTGACCTTTCCAGCCAGTTTTACGATTAAACTCTTCTTTTTTTACTTTGCACAAAGGGCCTTTAAGTGTGTCAGCCATAATGTATTTAACGCCAGCATCCTCTAAAGCCTGCTCGATAAAACTGCACGTTGCTTTTACTCGACCAACATCCTGTGCAATCTTCATCATCACGTGCGGGCCTTTATTTCGGTCATACACGCATGAATCTTTATTTACATTCTCAAGCACAAACGTAGCCGCAGCATGAGCGCGAATAAACGCAGGCATATCCCAGAGCTTAACGTTTAATAGCTCTTCTATAACACCATCTCGCATTATGGCTACGCCACTGGCTTTGAAGTCTGGGTCTATGCCTATGATCATTTAAGCTTCTTCCTGTTTTACTTCTTGCCAACTAAGGCCACCAAGATGAACGCAGCCCCAACTTACATCTGGCTTAGAAATTTGAATTTCATCATCCTCGTCATCTTTAAGGGTAAGCGTGTGGTCCTCATATCCCCTGTCGGTGTCGTAATGCTTGCCGGGCGTTAGATCGACAACAAAAAAGTCCGCACAATTCTTTCCTTCTGGCAACTCAAAAAATACTTTCATATCAATTAGCCTGCTTCATTATCCTGTGCTGCTCAGCTAGCAAATCGTTAGCCTCTACAGCAGCTGCTTTTAATTCATCGTTAGAGCTACGCAACTTATCAGCTTCAGCCTGCAATCGATCATTGGATCGCTCCAAACCTTTTACAGCTTCTTTCAATCGGCGTATCTCACCTTCACATACTTTCCAT